GCAAGCCCCGGAAGCTACAAGCACGGCTGGAAGGTAAAGTTCAGCGACAGGAAAAAGGGCATGGGAGGAAGGATAGCAGCCACGGCATACCAGAAGGGAGAGGACTACAGGCTTGTTCATCTTCTGGAGTTCGGGCACAGAATGCCCAATGGCGGAACGTTTGGGGGAAATCCCATAGTTTCGCAGATACAGGAAAAATACAGGCAGAAGGTCTATGAAGAGATACGGCGGCTGTTATCCAAGTGAAAGGGAGGCGGTAAAATGAACGAAGAGAGTATTTCAAAGCTTACTGACAGCTTTTTTGCAAGAATGAGGCTGCCCGATGAAATGCGAAGCGACCCCGAGGAAAGGGAGCTTATGAAGGGGTATATCCTTGAAGGCAGGAAGAAGCTTGACCTTATCGCCTGCGGGAAAAGCGTTGATTACGAAAAGGACGAATATGCGGGAGGACTTTTGTACAACTACTGCTTTTACGCACGGAATGACTGCTGCGAGAAATTCTCCTCGGCATACAGGAGTGACCTTATCGCCCTGAGGAACATGGCAGTTGCAGGCAAGCTTGAACTTGAAGCTGAGAAAGGGAGTGAGGACGCTGCGCAGGATCAATAACACCCTCGCCTCCGAGCATTTTTCCGACGGGATAGCGTATCTCTATCAGCTGCGCAGTGACGGAGAGCCTGACGAAGGCTCACGGATAAGGCGATTTTTCGGGGAGCGGAACATCACCTACAAACGCATTGCGGAGGCAAGGCAGATCATGACGGAATACAGCCGCATAATCGGCATTCCGCTGACCGCACAGGGAGCGTATGCGAACATACGCTGCGCCCGCATCGGCGACAGGCTGTACAGGGTGGAGACGGTTCAGGAGATATTCACTGCTGTGCCTCCCGTGGCTGTAATGGCACTGTCTGACTGGGATATTGATACGAGAAGGTAAAGGAGGCGGTCAGAATGGGACTTAAAGAGCTGCTGGGTTCGGTATTCGGCACAAAGACTGCCGACCCCGCAAGGACGGAAGTAACCGTAGCGGGCGGCGGCACGTATGTGCCTGCGGACATGAACGCTCAGCTTAAGAGACTGGCGTGGAACATATGTGTTGACTACATTGCTTCGGCTGTGGCAAAATGCGAGTTCCGCACGTTCCTTGAAGGCAAGGAAGTGAGAGGCGAGGAATATTACCTGTGGAATGTAGCGCCCAATGCCAACCAGACCTCAACAGAGTTCTGGCGGGAGGTGATATTCAGGCTCTACAGAGACAAGGAGGCGCTTATCGTTCCTGTGGGCGGTTCGCTTATAATCGCCGAACATTTCTCCAAGGAAGAGCTGGCTATTGCTCCGACAATATTCACGAACATCGGCAGAGGGACGCTGAGCCTTTGGCAGACGTTCACAAGCGAGACGGCTATATATTTATCCCTGCCGGGAGATGTTGCTCCGGGGCCGCTTGTGTCGGGAGTGACTGACATTCTGGAAGGCACGCTTTCCGAGGCAGTGGATAAGTATAATCACGAGGGCGGAGAAAAAGGAACATTTGAATATGACGCTGACCGCATGGGTGACGATGATTACAACAATGCTGTAAATCAGGCGCTCAATGAGGATTTCAAAAACTATTTTGCCGCAAAATCCGCAGTGATGCCGTTATATGCGGGCACAAAATATAACCAGTACACCAACAGCTCGGGCCAGAAAACTTCCATTGTGGGGGATATAAATTCCATCATACGGCAGTCGATAGAGGTAACGGCGCAGAGCATGAAGATACCGCCTGCGCTTGTGCTGGGAGAGGTGGCGGACACAAAGACAGCGGTGGATAATATGCTGACATTCTGCGCTGACCCTTTGCTTGATATGATAACGGAAAGCATTAACTTTGTGCGATACGGCAAAGAAGTGCTCAACGGTTCATACATACAGGCGGACACCAGCTGCATAAAGCATCTTGATGCGCTGAGCATCGCAGGAGACCTGGACAAGCTGAAATCCGCAGGGCTGTTCAGCACCAATGAGATAAGGCGCAAGGTGGGAGAGCCACGCATCAACAAGCCATGGGCTGACGAATACAGCCTGACCAAAAACTATGAGAATATACCCGGGTCGGGCGCATCGTCCGATGACTGCAACAACGGAAAGGAAGAGGAAAAATGAGGATAGACGGCAGAATAATGCAGACGGCGGAAAGCAAAAAGGGCGTTATTTACATTTACGACGAAATAAAGAACGACAGCTACGACTGGTGGAACGGTGCTGTCATTGTCTCGGAGACCTCGGAGAAGTTTATCAGAGACCGTCTGGCAGAGTTTGAGGGAGTTTCACAGCTTGATATCCACATATCCTCCTGCGGCGGCTCGGTGAAGGTGGCTATGGGGCTGTACTCCCAGATAAAGGCTTTTGCCTGCCCAAAGAAAACAGCATACATCGACGGAATGGCGGCAAGTGCTGCCACTGTTGTAGCAATGGCTGCCGATGAGGTAATAATGCCTATGGCGGGGCTGATGATGATACACGATGCCTGGATAAACGGCACATCGGGCAATGCGGAGGAGCTGAGAAAAACTGCGGACGACCTGGACGTGATAACCTCGGCAAGCAGGACGGCGTATTTACAGCATTCGGGCGGCAAGATATCCGAGGAAGAGCTTACTACCCTTATGAGGGCGGAAGCATGGCTCACGGCAGAGCAGTGCAGAAAGTACGGACTTTGCGACAGGATATCCGATGAAAAGGCAAATGATGACGGAGAAGCCAAGCAGGCATTACGTTCCGCATTCCCTGCTTTCATGAACACGGGGGCGTGGATATCGAGGATAGAAGCAAGGCTGTGTGCCATTGAAAATGCGGTATGCGGAAAGGTTACCGATGAAGCTGAGGGCGATGCACCCGCAAACGGTAAGGGAGCGGAGCAGGAAGAAAAGCCCGGGGCTGTTATGAGCAGAGAGGATATGCTTGCAAGCATAATCGGGATATTTGGCAGAGAATAGTCCCTAAAAGTTGGTATTAAGGGTGCGTGGGTTTATGTTATTCTTGAAATAAAGAGGCGCACGCACCGTAGCGCATAATGAAGGAGGAGATCAGAATGGGTGCAGAGAAATCAAGAGACCTTATTAAGCTTGACAAGGAAAAAATGAGCGAGAAGCTTTCCGTTGCCATGAAGTCGGAGAACACCGAAGAGGCTGCAAAGGCCATGACCGAATTTGCTGACATGATACAGCAGAGCATTATCAGTGAGGCACGTGCCCTTAATGCAGAGAGTGCGGCGGACAAGAGCATTCTTGCGGCAAGAGGCGTAAGACAGCTTACAAGCACCGAGCAGAAGTATTTTGAGCAGGCCATTGAGGCTATGAAGGGCGATAATGTAAAGCAGGCACTGACCAACATTGAGGTGGCAATGCCCATTACCTACATTGACAGCGTTTTTGACGAGCTTGTGCAGGAGCACCCTCTTCTGGCGGCTATCACTTTTGTGAACACCAGCGGCTCTGTAAAGATGATCGTAAACAAGGGTGGTATCCAGCTGGCGGTATGGGGCAAGCTCACCGACTCCTACAAGACTGAGCTGTCAGGCTCCATTGAGGAGATAGATGCGGGACTTTACAAGTTACAGGCATTTATCCCTGTTGCAAAGGCTATGCTTGACTTGGGCCCTGCATGGCTCGACAAATACATTCGCACTATCCTCTCGGAAGCACTTTTCTTTGGCATTGAGAAGGCGATCATTTCCGGAACGGGCAAGGACGAGCCTATAGGCATCAACCGTGTTGTAGGCAGCACTTCCAGCGTTTCCGCAGGAGTTTACTCCGAAAAGGAAGCTATCAAGGTAACAAGCTTTGAGCCTGCATCTTACGGTGCTCTTTGCTCACGCCTGGCGACAAACTCCGAAAGCGGACTTTCAAGAACGGTAACAGGGCTTATTCTTATTGTAAATCCTGTGGATTACCTCAAGGTCATCATGCCTGCCACAACTATGCTCACACCCTCGGGCGTATATGTGCGTGACATTTTCCCTGTGCCCACACAGGTTATCCAGTCACAGGAATGCGCACAGGGCAAGGCATATCTCGGAATGGCAAAGCGTTACTTCATGGCTCTGGGGTCTGCAAAAAACGGCAAGATCGAGTATGATGACAGCGTGCAGTTTATGGAGGACAACCGTGTATATGCCATCAAGATGTACGGCAACGGTATGCCCCTTGACAACAACGGCTTCATCACCCTTGACATTTCGGAACTCAAGCCTCTCAGATACAATGTCACCACGCTTACCGAGACCCTTGACAAGCTGACAGGGAGCGTTACCACCGAAGATAACACATAAAGGGAGAGGTAAGGCATGGCAAGCTATGTGATGGACAATGTCGCCGCTGAGGAGATAGTAAAGCTTATCGGCGATGTGCTCGGGATCCCTGCGGCTGAGGAATTTTACACAAAGACCGAGGCACCTTATGCGGCAGTGCTTACGCCCGCCGCAAGGGTCTCGGCTCCCGATATGGGAAGATATTACGCAAGGACCCAGAGATACAGGATAGAGCTGTACACCAAGACAAAGGCGGACACTCTCAGGGAGAGGTTCAAGGACCTTATTTACAGCACAATCCCTGCAGGGGAGTTTGATGAAGAGGAAGTAAGCTACTCCTCTGACCGTCTCTATCTGACGGCAATAGAGTTTGAGATCATGGAATAGGAGTGATAACATGAGCGAACAGGTTACTACACGAGTTTTCAAAGGCTCGGGATACATATTTGCAAGAAAGCACAGCGCATCTGTATCGTTTCCCAAGGTGGCAGATATGGCCTCGATGACGAAGGTAGAGGCGGAAGCTATTGACGCATATATCCGTGCTCTTGCGGTGGCGGACAACGAGCTGGGATATCTTAAAAACGGCATTACTATTACCGAGACCCTTACGCCCCTGGAAGATCAGGATGACATGGGCCGCCTTAAGGTGGCAGATATCCAGGATGAAAAGGGCAATGCGGCATTTGCACTCTTTAATGCCAATGCAAAGACCATCTCGAAGATCCACCCTCTGGCAAAGGCGGCAGAAAACACAGAAGCGGGCATAAAGCTCACGAACCTGGGCGGTATTGCCAACAAGGACGATTCGGCTTACGATATCCTTTTTGTACACCCCGATACCGAGCTGGGCGATATCTGTGTTTATACCCTGGGCAAGAATATTTCGGGACTTACGCTGCAGTTCCAGCCCAACCAGGTAACGCCTCTGAACTGCACCTATGCGGCTCAGGCTATTGACACAACAGGCGTTCTGTACAAGGTGAGCGAGCACATGGCGGGCAAGCCCATATATGAGCCGGGCAAAGATCAGGGCTGATAAGGAAATAAATTTATGTAAAGTGGGAGGGACAGGCACATTCATTGCGGCTGTCCCTTTTTTGACACAGGGAGGCACGTATGGGAAAATTCGGCTTTACTGCGGTGATAGGTGCCGACTATTCGGCGCTCAACAACGCCATGAAGGAGATAGACAGCAGCTCCAAGAAGCTCAACTCGGAGCTTAAGCAGATAAACAGCGCTCTTAAGCTTGACCCCGAAAATGCTGTGCTTGCGGCGCAGAAGCTTGAAGTCATGGGCGATGCCGCAAAGGAAGCGCAGAAAAAAATCGAAAAGCTGGAATCCCAGCAGGAAGCTATGAACAAGGCTCTGCAGAACGGGGATATAAGCGCTGAGTATTACAGGGAGTATCAGAGGGAGATCGAAAAGGCCGAAAGGACTGTAAGAGAGTTTACAAATGCACAGAATGAGGCTCAAAAGGCGGCAGAGGACTCGGCGCAGGCTCAGCAGAATAGTGCGCAGGCAACGGCAGAATCTGATAATACGCTATCCGGCTGGGGCGAAACCATGAAGGGCATACTTGCCTCCAAAGCAGTGACCATTCTGGCGGACGGCATTATGCAGGCTGCTGAATCACTGATTGAGCTTGGCAAAAGCTCTGTGACTGCATATGGTGAGCTTGAACAGAACCTGGGCGGCGCTGATGCCGTTTTCGGGAAATATTCGGAGAGCATCAAAAGTTCTGCAGAAGATGCGTACAGGGTAATGGGTACCTCGCAGTCCGAATATCTTGCGACTGCGAACAAAATGGGAGCTTTATTTCAGGGCTCGGGAGTTGACCAGCAGAGATCACTCGAACTGACAGCACAGGCAATGCAGAGAGCGGCAGATATGGCATCTGTTATGGGTATTGAAACCTCTGCGGCATTGGAGGCAGTGACGGGAGCGGCAAAAGGCAACTACACCATGATGGATAATCTGGGTGTTGCCATGAACGCAACCACACTAAAGGCATATGCGCTGTCAAAGGGATTGGATGTTACTTGGGACAGTGCCTCTAACGCTGAAAAAGCTGAAATAGCCATGCAGTATTTCTTTGAAAACACCGAGCAGTATGCGGGCAACTTTGAGCGTGAGGCACGTGAAACGGTAAGCGGTTCTATCGGCTTGCTTACGGCTTCTGTGGAAAGCCTTATTGCGGGGCTTGGAAATCCCGAAGCGGACATAATCAATCTTACGCAGAATGTTATTGATGCTTTTAACGCTGTTTCGGACAATGTTACCCCCGTGCTTGATACTATTGCGCTTGCTCTTCCGCAGGTGGCGGATAATCTTGTGGATGCACTGCCGGATGTGCTTCCGGGAATTGCGGAAACAGCCGGAAAAATAGGCGAAACTCTTCTGAACGGACTTCTGGATAATCTACCGGAGATGACGGAGACCGCAGTACAGCTCATTGCTGACTTTGCACAGAGTATTGTCAGCGCTCTTCCAGAGCTTGCGGAAGCTGCTGCTGAGATGATATCGGTACTGGCAAACGGATTATCGGAGGCTCTGCCCGAGCTTATTCCTGCGGCTGTGGAAGCTGTAATAAAAGTTACAGAAGCGCTTATTGACAATGCACCTCTTATGGTAGATGCGGCTATACAGCTTATAGAGGCG